TGGTTGGCATAGCCCGGATCAACGAAGTACGTTACGATTGGGACATCGACACACTCCTGGATTGCCACGAGGCTTTGGATATCAAGGAGGAAGCCCAAGAACGGGCAAGGGAGGCTAAATGATCGTCGAAGAACTCGTCGGTAAACTTGGCTTCCAAGTCGACCACGAGCAGCTCCACAAAATCAACGAATCCCTGGAAGGCATCAAGTCCCGCTTGGAATTCCTGGCCGCCGCCGAAGTGCTGCGCGGCATTTTCGAGATCACCGAACGTTTTGCCAAATTCGCCGAGGAAATCCACATCGCCTCCGAGGCCGCGGGCATCAGCGTCGCCGATTTCCAGAAACTTAGCTTTGCCGCCAAAGAATCCTCGATCAGCCAAGAGGAGATGCAGAACAGCCTGCGCCACCTCAGCCGCACGCTGTACGAAGCCAAGATGGGCTCCGCGGAAGCGCAGAAGGCGTTCGCCCAGGTGGGGCTGACCAGCGGGCAGATCGTCGGCTTTAAAAACTCCCGGGACGCGTTGCTCGCCATCAGCGACCGCTTCCAGCATCTCGAAGACCCGATTAAACGCCAGGCGTTAAGTATGGCTATTTTCGGCCGGGGCGCCGGCAACCTGGCGGGCTTCCTGGCGAAGGGCAGCGCGGCGATCAAGCAGATGGGCGACGAAGCCGAGGCGCTGGGCGTCATCCTAAGCAAGGATCAGATCGAATCCCTGGTCAAAGTCGAACACGCGATGCAGAAGGTCTGGGCGGTCATTAAAGCGGTCGGCGCGGTGGTCGCGGCTAACCTCGGCCCCAGCCTCGAATACGCTATTAAGACGTTCTTAAGCTTCTACGAGGCCAACAACAAGATCATCACCGGCAAGTTCAGCGAGTGGATCTACAACATCCTCTACGCGATGGGCTTCCTCTTCGGTATCTTGGAAACCCTGATCAAAAAGGTTTACGAGTTCGGCGAAGCCCACCAGAGCATCAAAAAGCTGGTCATCACGGCATTTGAGGTCGGCGCGGCCTTCGTTGCTTTGGGTCTTGTGATGCAAGGCGTCGGTGCGATTTGGGGCGGCTTCGTGGCGGCGATCAACCTCGGAATGCTGCCGATGAAGCTGCTGGGCGTCGGGCTGGCGTTTATACGCGGGGCGTTGGCCCAGCTGGTATTAGAGCTCGCCGCGGCCACCAATGCCGAATTCCTACTGGGTGCCGCCGGTGCCATCGCGGAGGCGCCGCTCTGGTTGATTGCCGCCGCCATCGCGGCCGTCGTAGTGGCGGCCCACGACCTCTGGACGATCCTGAGTGGCGGCAAACTCTCGGATACCTGGTTGGGCAAGCTTTGGGCGGGGGGGAAATCTTTCCTAGGCTTCGGCAACCCGGACAACGCCGCGCAGGTCGCCGGCGCCAGCAACGCGTTGAACGGCCTACCGGATACCGCTGGTTTGGGTTCCGCGGCTTCCGCGCTTAGCAGTATTTCGCATGTCCCGGATTTCGGCGCGCCCGCGGGCGCCGCACCGGCAACCTCGATACCCGCGCAGGGTGGTGGTGGCTACACGGTAAACGCCCCGGTGAACATCAACGTTGAGGCGTCGCCACACAAGGATCTCGGTGATAAAGTCAAGGAAGGTGTGAAGGAGCACCTGGACCGCGTGTACAGGGAAACCCATCGCTCCCTGCGTTCGCCGGTCGCCTACTAGCCTATGGATTTATTCGGCGCAGGCGTAGCTAACTCAGGGGTAGGGATTTTACGCCAGATCATTGGCAGTAAAACCCGTGTGCAGTTCATTCAGGGCAGTACCGGCACCGTGCTGAGCATCGACGCCAGCATCCGCGAGCAGCACGGCCGCAAAACCACGGCGACGCAGGTGCCCATCGAAAGCGGCGAAAACGCCAGCGACCACATTATCAAAAACCCGCTGGGTGTCGAAATCACCGGCATCATCTCCGATACCCCCATTGGTGGCCTGCAGGGCTTGCTCGCGGAGGCCGGCAGCAGCGTCGCCGCCAGCTTGGTGCCGCCGATCGGCATCATCGCCGGCGCGACGGCCTTCGCTTTGTTTAGCGCGTTGGTCGGCAGCAAGCGGCCCAGCGTGCAGGCCTACGCGCAGCTTCTCCAGTTGCAGGACCAAGGCGAGCCGCTCGACGTCATCACTTCGTTGTTCCGCTACCCCAAGATGTATATCACCGAGGTCAGCGTTCCGCGGGACCCCGGCACCGGACAGTGCCTTTTGTTTACCGTCACGCTTTCCCAGCTGCTGATCACCAGCCCGCAGAGCGTCAATATCCAGCTGTTCGCCAATCCCGGGTTGTCGGCCAACAAGGCTGATGTAGGGGAGGCCGGTAACGAAGCACTGAGTGCCGCGCAGGCCGGCCGCATGGCGGGTATCAGCTTTGCCGGAGGTGCGCCGTGAGCTTTTTTCGCGTTCCGCTGCGCAACGACCTGCCGTTCTACTCCTTCAAGGGGAGTTTTAGCGGCACCATCTACACGCTGCAGCTCAAATACAATACCCGCATGCAACGGTGGATCATGGACATCCAGGATGCCGCCGGCAACCCCATTCTGGCGGGCCTGGTTTTGGTTACGCGCCGCAGCCTGACAGCGCAGTACGGCACCTACGGGGTGCCGCCGGGAATCTTCGTGGTGGTGGATAACACCGGCAACGACGCGCAGCCTACGCAGTTCAGCTTCGGCAACACCCACGACCTCATCTACAGCGACACCGCATGAGCGCGCAGAGTTTTCAGTACAACCCCGCAGCCAAGTACCTCTTCAAACGCTGCTACGCGGTGGCGTTGGGCGCGCCCAACCAGACTTCGGCGGTGCAGTACAGCAACCTGCCGTACACCGGTGCCGACGGCCGCATTCAGCCGGCGAGCCCGCTGCGCGTCACCTTCGACATCAAAAAAAACCTGCTGGGCACGCCAAATAAATCGAAGATCGAGATCTACAACCTCAGCCCGCAGACCCGCCAGATGATCAAAAAAGGCTGGATCATGCAGGTGCGCGCCGGCTACATGGGGCTCCTGGAAACCATTTTTATCGGCAACGTGATGCTCAACGGCATCAAGTCGGAGCGCAAGGGGCCCGACATCGTGACCAGTATTGAGTGCGGCGACGGCGAGTCGGCGATCAGCCAGCCGGTTTTAAATAAAACTTACCCACCGGGCACCACGCTGGCCGCGGTGCTGAGCGACCTCGCCCGCCAGATGAGCGCGACCGGCGACCAAAACCCCTTCGGCGTCAACGCCGGCATCGCCATCGGTATCCCCAACGAAACTTTCGGCAGGGGGTACAGCGTACAGGGCAAGGTTTCGGCGACGCTAACCAAGCTTTTGGAGCCACGGGGCCTGCGGTGGAGCGTGCAGAACGGCAACCTAAACATCATTCCGGTGCTGTTCAGCAACGGGCAGACCGCCATTACTTTGAGCCCGCAGAGCGGGTTGATCGGCGTGCCTTCGAAGAACGACAACTACGTCGAGATGACCAGCTTTTTAAACCCCAAGCTGGTGCCCACCGCGCTGGTCAACCTGGAGAGCAAGCAAAACGCGGCGCTCAACGGCATCTACAAAATCCTCAACACCCACATCGAAGGCGACAGCCACGACCAGAAATGGCAGTGCGCGCTGCAATGCACGGCGCTGCCCAACGCCGGCGTGCAGAACCTCAAGGCCTCCGGTGGATTTGACTACGCGCAGGCGGTGGTGTGATGCCGTACACCGATCCGCCGACAAATCCTTTTGACGAAAACACGCCGGACCACGAGCCGCTAACCCGGCCCATGGATGAGGTGGTGCGCGACGGCATCCAGGAAGCCCTTAAAGACGTCCACGTGGCGCTGCCGGCGATGATCGTTAAAGTGCAGGGCGAGCAGCTCGTCGACGTGCAACCGCTGCTAAAAATGCGAATGCGCACCGGGGAACTGCAGGACCGCCCGGTGGTGCAAGCGGTTCCGGTGGCGATGCCGCACGGCAAAGATTACTACATCAAGCTGCCGATCGCCGTCGGAGAAACCGGCTTGCTGGTGTTCTCGGACCGCAGCCTGGACGCCTGGCTGGCCGGTGGCGGCGGCATCGTGGACCCCAACGACAGCCGCCTCCACGACATCAACGACGCGGTTTTCATTCCCGGCGTCGTGCCCACCGGCGGCCAAACCCAGGACGGCACCACGGACCTCGTGGTGAAAAACGGCGATGCGGTGCTCCGCGTGCAGAAAGCCGGCACCTTCCAGCTCAAGAACGCCAGTAATGAACTCATCGACCTGCTGGACCAGATCACTAAAAAGGTGCAGGAAACCAACGACACCCTGAAAATCGACACCGTAAACACGATTTTCGGCGCGGAACCCTTGAATAATTTCCTAACCTACGCGCAAATCAGTTTGGACCTCCAAGCGCTCATCACAAAGTTGGAAACCCTTAAAGGTGGATAAATGGCTTTAAATCCAGATCCGGTGGGCGCCGCCATCGCAAATTTCGTGCAAACCGTGCGGCCGGCACCGGGCGCCGTGATCACCAATGAACAGCTCATCGCTTTATGGCAGGGCATTGTGAAAATTATTTACGACGACCTCAAGATCAACCAAGAAATTTTACCTGGTAGTTTCGTGGTGACGGGGGTGCAGGCGGGCAGCGATACTGTACCTGTCTCTGGTGTGGGGGGGCCTTCGGAATAGCATGGTCGATTACTCTTTGGACCTAAATCCCAGTTCTCCCAATTACCTGGACCTCCTGGTGATCGACGGCGACCTCGTGCTCACCAGTGACGCCGACCCCCGCGGCACCAACCCGGTTTTGCAGCACATCATTCAAAGGCTGCGCACGTTCTTGGGCGAATGGTACCTCGATAACACCATTGGTGTGCCGTGGTTCCAATTGATTTTTGAGAAAGGCACCGACGAAG